GTCACTATGACTAACTCTTTGTTAAAGAGTTATGTGAATTCGGAAGGGGTTACAGTTGATCCTTGGCATAATGCCCTACGGAAGTATTGTACTCCTCCTCCCTTAATTGATGAAGATAAGTTGACTATATCTGTTGAAGATTTTAGAGTATTCCTCAAAGATAATTCTTTATCCAGATTTAATCATCGTGTATTAAGCATAGATGAAGCGTTATTTGGTATAGAGAACGAATCAGATTTTGGACCTATGAAGTCTAATTCAAGTCCTGGATATCCTATGAATATCAGTGCTTCTACTAATTTAAAGAAACAATTATTCGGTAATCCGATAGGCTCTCAAGAGAGGTCTATAGCTTTAACTACTATTAAAAAGCAGGTTGAAGAGGTATTGGTAGAGTTGAAGAGAGGAAATAGGGTTATCCAGTTTTGTGTAGATAATCTTAAAGATGAGAGACGTTCATTCGAAAAAGTAAGAGAAGGAAAAACTCGAGCTTTTATGGGTACTCCCTTTATACACTGTATAATTATGCGAATGTATTTTGGTACTTATCTCTTATGGGTACATAAAAATAAGATATCTAATGGTTGCGCTATAGGAGTTAACCCTTACTCGAATGATTGGGATCAGCTAGCTAGAGGTTTATCAAAACATTTGATAGATAGAGAAGATGAAGGCGTTGGAGCCGGAGATTATTCCGGATTTGATGCCTCTCAAAATGTATTTGTCATGTGGAGGATCTTAGATATTATAAACGATGAATATAATATACCTGAGGATAACAAAGTACGAAGTATTTTATGGGAGAATCTGACTAATTCATATCATATAGTACAAGGACAGGTTTATTCCTGGGATGCCTCTCTTGCTAGTGGGGATTTACTTACAGCTCTCGTGAATTGTTTTACAAATCAAATTAATTTTAGGTATTGTTGGATAGATTTAGGTCTTGATATAACTTTATTTAAACGCAATGTTTTTCTTAATGTAATGGGAGACGATAATGTATTTAGCGTTTCCCATGCATATAGAGAAATCTTTAATGAAATGACCATAGGTAAAGCTATGTTAAAACTTGGTATGAACTATACTAGTGAAACCAAAACCGCATCTGTATTCCCATTTAGGAAAATAAGTGATGTTGAGTATCTTAAAAGGCGTTTTATTTATGATCCTGCTACCATGTGTTTTATAGCGCCTTTAAGACTAGAAGTGGTTTTAGATATACCTAACTGGACTAGAGCTGGAGGTTTAACGCGGAAGATAACTGCGGATAACCTCTCTCTAGCTCATCAAGAGCTTTCTCTACATGACACTGGAGTATTTGATAAATATCATAAATTATTTATTGAACTAAAAGAAAAGTATCTGGATGATATGACCTTTGCTCACTCCATTTATCATAAGCAACAATATACCAGAAAGATTCTTTCCAATAAGGAAGGATTCTTCTGACTAGTTGTTGTTATTGTATATATTTTAAAACCCCGTCCACAGGGTTACAAGTGGCTAATCTACAGTAGTGCTGTAGAAGTAGGGAGGCTTGCCTCCCAATTAGACTTTTCGTGTGATCTTACTATCTTATATAAAAACCCAGGACTTAAAAAGAAATGTATTGCTGCGAAATTTGCGCCGGAGAGTATTTACTCATACTGCTCAAGGTCTGGCAGGAGCGATCCTCCTAACTCCCTAGAGCAACCTGGGCACACCTTTTGTCTGAAGCAACGAGAGGAAATTGTGTTTAATTGCTTTGCTGCAAATAATAATAGTCAAGGAGACGCGACATTAAACGTCCAAACCACACATGGTTTAAATGTGATAAAAGATCAGGAATCTTCTATTAAGAATGCTACCACTGTTTTCGTTTCAGATTCGGCGGTAGTATCTTCTCAAGAACAAAACTTGGGAAGTACCACTCTCCAGCTAGCTAAAAGTTCAGTTGTAGAAAATGTACAAGACATTAAGTCTTTCTTAGCTAAGCCTATAATTCTACAGACTGGTGTTATTTCTACCACTGATACCGTTAGTACTTTTTCGGCTATCCCTTTTATGGCAACTTATTTGACAAATGTACTTGTAGCTGATAAACTTCGAGGTTACTTCGGAATTAGAGCTACTATCGTTATAAGAGTAATCTTGAATGCGAATAGATTTCAACAAGG